TCCTGTTGGGTGTCTTGGTCCTTTGAGACCAAAAGGATTTGGAATTCTTTCCGGTTCTGGTGCTGCTCAATCATTTGGAGCAGATGAATTTACACCTGGTACACCTTCCACCACAGCTGTGGCTGCTAAAACAGTTTTAGGAATTGGTGTTGCTGGTGCCGCAGGGACAATACCTGCTGATGGAGAAAGTTTTCAATTTACTATACTCAATGGTACTAAAACTATAAAAGTTTCATTTAATACCGGTGGAACTGATGATGCGGAATTTGCAACTAATAGTAATCCTGCAAATACAGTTGAACAAAAAATAAATGTTTCAACTCATACTACATCCGGTGAAATTGTAGCCAGAATAAAAAGTGCACTTGATCATTTAGTGTTAAATACTATAAATGGTGTAATTTTAAGCGATTATACTGTAACACAAACAGGAACTGCTATCTCAGGGTTTCAGGTAACTATACAATCCAATGTAGCTGTCGCAACAACATACAATACTGCTTATACTGACGGTACAGATAGTAATAACTTTAGAACAGGTACAGATACTGCTGGTGTCACCGGAGTTGCAGCTTCAGGTGGAACTGGATTTGCTCACGTATCAGTTGTGGCTAATGGAAACATAGCCTATGCTGGTGGTAATGCCAACGTATTTGCACATTCTCCTAGTCTTTTTACAGGATCTTTCGTATTTCCTTCATTGAGACTTACAACAGATGGCGCAAACTCGAATGGAAAGAGTTTTGATAAAAAAGACTTCCAAGGCGTTCGTCATCACAGAGCTACAGCAACAACAAGAGATGAATCTTATATCGACTTGACCAGAGTTCTTCCAAGTAATGCAACACTTAACTTAAATCACCACTTAGGCGAAAATGAATCACTTCCTGCTTCTCATGAATATTCTTATATATTCTCTCTTGACGATGTGAAACAGTCTCCAACTAATTCAAATGAATACTTTTTCAAATCTGGTTCTTACGATGATAACAGTTCTTACTCAAAGGTTCAAGGTTCCATTAAAAACCTTTTCCAAAATAAAGTTCGTCAATTTAGAGTTCCTTTCTTTGGAGGACATGACGGATTAAATCTTAAAGAAGTTGAACCATTCTCAAACAAGAATTTGACAGACAAAACAAGACAAACATCGTACGCTTACAACTCTGTTTTTAAAGCTTTGGAATCAGTTCAAGATCCAGAAGTTATTGACTACAATTTACTAGCAATTCCCGGTATTACCAATACAGATGTAACTGATGAAGTTCTTAGAGTCGCTAATTCTAGAAAAGATCACTTAGCAATCATAGACATCGAAGGTGGGCACAAGCCTGCTTATGAAACAAACGGTTCAGTAACAACAGGTGATATCAATGGAACAATTACTTCTCTTGAAGGAAGAAAGTTGAACACATCTTATGCTGCTACTTACTATCCTTGGGTAAGACTTAGAGATAGAATAGGCGGACAAAATGATGTATTGTACGTCCCTCCATCGGTTGCTGCTATTGGCGCCCTAGCTAAGTCTGACAAAGCCTCAGATCTATGGTTTGCTCCAGCAGGATTCAATCGTGGTGGTATTAATGAACTAGGTGGTTCTCAAGGTCCAATTATTACAGGAACATGGGAACATCTTGCAAAAGATGATAGAGATGACCTTTATCAAAACAATATAAACCCAATCGCAAGATTCCCTTCAATGGATCAAATCGTGATCTTTGGTCAGAAAACCCTTCAACAATCAGATTCAGCTCTTAACAGAATCAATGTTAGAAGATTGTTGATCTATTTGAAGCAAAGAATTGGAGCTATTGCAGACACCATTTTGTTTGATCAAAATGTTAACACAACTTGGAATCGTTTTAAAGATCAAGCAGAAAGAATTCTTATTGATGTTAAAAACAGATTAGGAATTTCAGAATTCAAATTAGTTCTAGATGAAAAGACAACAACACAGGATTTGGTAGATAGAAATATTATGTATGCTAAGATTTACATTAAGCCAGCTAGATCCATTGAATATATTGCTGTTGACTTTATTATCTCAAGATCTGGTGTTGAATTCTAATCACAACACTATTTAATAATAGAATTTACAGGAGAAATAAATTATGACATTTTGGAGTTCACCAGAGGCAGATCCGAAGAGAAAGTATAGATTTTTAATCAGACTTTTTGACAACGAGATTGCTTGGTACGTTAAGTCAGTTACAGCACCATCCTACGAGATTACCTCGATTGAGCATTCGTTTTCGGACCATGTGTTCAACTTTCCAGGAAAAATCAAATGGTCAGATGTTGAGGTCACATTAGTTGACCCAGCTGGTGATAACGATGTTGTTCATAAAACACTTGACCTAGTTAGTAAAGCAGGGTATGAAATTCCAGACGGTGGCGATTTGACAAATGCATTTAGAACATTTACAAAATCTTCATTGGTTACTGCGAATGGAAACCTTAGAATCGAAACACAAGACGCAGACGGAAACACAGTTGAAGAATGGACTCTTCACAATGCTTTCATCACTAATGTTAAATTTGGTGATTTTGATTACAGTTCTGAAGATATGAGAGAGATTTCCTTAACATTCAAGTATGACTGGGCTTCTTGTGACTTTAAGACTGGTGAAAAAGCTGGTTCGTCTTTCTTCGCTTCAAAGTAAAGAGGTTTAAATGTCATTTTGGACAGACCCAAACGTTAGAATATTGCCAAAGTTTAGGTTTTCCTTAGACTTTGGCGGTATTATTTGGTGGGTAAAAACAGCACAGTTTCCAAAATTATCTCAAGAAAAAAGCGAAGTACAAACAGGATTTGGAGGCAATGTTATTTATAAGCCAGGACCTGCTAAATGGCAACCTATAACAGTAACATTTGCCGATGTTATGATCCCACAGAAAGAAGGGATGACAAAAAGAGATATGTCAACTCAAATGTTTTGGTTTGGTATCGCTAACGTACTTGACGATCACCAACAAGATGAAGGATTTATAATTTCGCAAACCAATGGATTTTATGACAATGGTTTTGATGATGCTTGGATAACAGCTAAGTTCACCGAAGATGGTCGTAAAATTAATAAAATTGAAATTGAAAAACAATATCAAAGCGAACTTGATGCTAATGAAAAATGGATTTTAGAAAATGTTTTAGTTTCTGAGATAGACTTTGGTGGTGGAGATTACAATTCAGATGATTTAAATGAGATCAGTGTCACTCTTTCTTATGATATAGCAAGACCAGAAACAACAGATGAAGCATCTCCTTTCTTCAGTACTGACAATGCTGATGCCGAAACAACGTACAAAAAAAGCGTAAATGCAAGAAAACAGAAAAGAAAACCAAGAAAGACAAAAACAATTACTACAGTAAACGATTAGGAGAATAAATGAGTAGAAATAATAGTGATAGAATGGGCCCTCCGGTTAAGCCCGCAGAACAACCAGCCGAAAACCCATTATTAAACTTTGTTAAACCAACATTGTTTGTTGATCTTCCATCAAAAGGAAAAGGATATCCCGAAGGACATCCTTTAAAAGATCAAGAAGTAATTGAAGTTTATCAAATGACAGCCAAAGATGAAGATATTCTTACATCAGAATCTTTAATAAAGAAAGGAATTGTTATTGACAGGTTTGTGTATAACATTCTTGTTGATAAATCTATCAGCGTAGACTCTTTGCTAATAGGAGACAAGAATGCTGTTTTGATAGATTCCAGAATAACAGGATACGGACCAGAATACAACACAGAGATTGTATGCCCTTCTTGTTTTACAAAACAATCCGTTTCGTACGATCTAAATGACAAATCAATTTACTACGGAACAGAAAACGATACAAACGAAAATGGTTTTCATGAATTGAAATTACCACAATCCGGTATAACTTTAGAGATAAAACAACTTACCTCCAAAGAAGAAGCTCTTATGGTCAAAAGATTAACAGATCAAAAGAAAAGCAAGAAAAACGAATCAGCGGTAACAGATCAATATAAACTTATGGTCGTTTCGGCAAATGGCGTAACCGATAGAGAGCAATTAAATCAATTTATAGATTTAATGCCACTAAAAGATTCTTTGACCTTGAAGAAGTTCTACAGAGAAGTGTCTCCAAATGTTGAATTGAAGTTTAATTTTACCTGCAAGTCCTGTGAATATAGTCAGGAACTGGAGGTTCCGCTTGGAGCGGAGTTTTTTTGGCCTAAACAGTGAATACTCTAAACAATTGTACGAACAAATATTTCTTATGAAACATTATGGCGGTTGGTCTTTTACTGAAGTTTACAACTTACCTGTTGGATTGAGGAATTGGTTTTACGAGAGACTTGTACAACAATACGAAGAAGAAAATAAAGCCGCCGAAAAGGCATCAAAGAGAGCCCGATGACAATCGGGTTTTTTTAATTAAACTACTTATTAATAACTGAGGAATTACTTATGGAAATCGATTTTACAAAAAAGAAATTATTAACTGAATCTTGGATGAGATCATTCGCGGATTGGAACAAAACATTTTTAAAATACATGTATGGAGAAGATGTTACAATGACTGCTGACTTAAAGGCTCATCAAAGGCTCGAGGAAGACGAAGAAGGCCCCAAAATGAAGTTTGTGATA